GCCAAGATGAAGAACGAAGACGGCAGTCCAACTCGATACGCTCTAGCGTTAAAACGCTGGGGCTTTTCATCACCCGCAGAGGCCCGCGCTTTTGCTAAACGAAACAAACAGGAGGCTTGATATGCCAATGACTGAGAAAGGTAAGAAAATCAAGACTGCCATGATGAAGAAGTATGGCAAGAAGAAAGGCGAAGGTGTCTACCATGCGTCAGCGAAGAAAGGCACTATCAAAGGTGTAGAGAAGAAAGGATATTGACATGGGCCGTATGACACCAGGCGAGATCCTGAAGCGTCAGGAGAAAGCTGACGCACGAAAGGAAAGCTGGCGAACCATTTACGAAGAGTGTTATGAGTTCGCGTTGCCGCAACGTAACCTGTACACAGGACACTACGAAGGCAAGACGCCTGGTCAGAACAAGATGGCTCGGGTGTTCGATTCAACTGCGATCAACTCAACGCAACGATTTGCCAACCGCATTCAGTCAGCATTGTTCCCGCCTTACAGAGCATGGTGTACGTTGACTCCAGGTAATGACATCCCCAAGGATCGTCAGCCTGAGATCAGGCAAGCTCTTGAAATCTACTCTGAAAAGATGTTTGACGTTATCCGCCAGACAAACTTTGACGTGGCGATCTCTGAGTTCCTGATGGATCTATGCGTAGGCACAGCCGTCATGCTAATTCAGCCTGGCGATGAAGATGCACCTGTTCGCTTTACTCCTGTGCCGCAATACCTTGTCTCCCTGGAGGAAGGGCCATACGGCTCGGTCGACAACGTCTATCGTAAGATGCGCATCCGCGCAGACGTGATTCAGCGTCAGTGGCCAGATGCGGTGATCCCTCCGCAGCTGCAAGCACAGATTGATCGCAAGCCAGAGGCTGAGATCGAGCTGATCGAGGCGACTGTCTACAACGATGAGATCGAAGAATACTGCTATCACCTGATCCATCCGAAGCACAAGGAAGTGGACCTAGTCTATCGGACCATGAAAGTTTCACCTTGGGTCGTCGCTCGGTTCATGAAAGTGCCAGGTGAGGTTTATGGACGTGGACCATTGGTCACTGCGTTGCCAGACATCAAGACACTGAACAAGGTTGTTGAGCTGGTACTCAAGAACGCATCACTTGCTGTGTCAGGTGTATATACAGCAGCTGATGACGGCGTACTCAATCCTCAGACAATCAAGATTATCCCTGGGGCGATCATTCCGGTTGCGCGTAACGGTGGACCGCAAGGCGAATCACTGCGTCCATTACGCACAGGTGCTGACTTCAACGTCTCGCAGCTAGTGCGCAATGACTTGGTGATGTCGATCAAGAAGATGCTGTTCGACGACTCCCTGCCACCTGACAATATGTCAGCCAGGTCAGCAACCGAAATCGTGCAGCGCATGAAGGAGCTGTCGCAAAACCTAGGCTCGGCATATGGCAGATTGATCACAGAGGCAATGACCCCAATCGTGCGTCGCGTATTGTCTGTGATGGATGAGCGCGGGATCATTGACTTGCCTTTAGAGGTCAATGGCCTTCAGGTCAAGATCGTTCCAACATCTCCACTTGCTCAAGCTCAGAACATGGATGATCTAGAGAAGGTCTTGCAGTTCGGGCAGATTGCACAGCAATTCGGTCAAACCGGAGCGGTGGCTGTAAAACAGGAAGCGATGCTTGATTATGTCGCTGTCAAGATGGGCGTCCCGCAAGAATTACTCAATTCACCGGAAGAGAGAGAGGTCATCATGGAGCAAATGCAGCAAGCAATGATGGCACAACAGGCAGCAGCAGCCGGTCCACCACCAGAGGGAATGTAAATGGAAGGATGGGATTCAATGCGGCCAGCGGATAACTCCGGTCTGGCCAAGAGCAAACTCGCACAAGATGAACTAGACATTGTCTTTGTTCGTTGTTTTTCAACAGAGGCTGGGGCAGAAGTTCTGGCCTATCTACAATCGATGACCATTGATCAGCCGTCCTGGTATCCAGGCGAAGACCCATCACATGGGTTTGCGCGTGAAGGCCAGAACAGTATTGTGCGAGAGATCTTGCGTCGTTTAGAAAGAGGAAGAAACCAATGAGTGATGAAGCAGTCATGGACGCACCGGCTGAAGAGTCAGGTTCGCTATTAGCTCCAGAGGTTGGAAGCAAAGAATCCGATCAACCGGCAGAGATGCCACACCTTGAGCAAACAGAAGAGCATCAGGCTGACGACGCCATTGAGTGGGGCGACCGTCCAGACTGGATGCCAGAAAACTTTTGGAACGATTCAGATGGACCGGATCTTGAAGGTCTGTCTAAGTCATACAATGAGTTGCGATCAAAGTTTTCACAGGGCCAGCATAAAGCGCCGAAGGACGGCAACTACGACACCAGTTCACTCAAGGATAACGGGGTCACTGATGATGATCCTATGCTCAAAGATTTTATGTCTTACGCAAAAGACGCTGGCATGAGCCAAGACCAGTTCAACACGTTGACCAGTATGTATATGCAGCACATGGGGCAGCAGTTTGAGCAGATGGAAACAAACGCTGAGGCGGAGCTGGCCAAGCTCGGGCCAAAAGCTGACAAGCTAATCAAGAGTACCAATCAGTGGTTGGGCAAGATGGCATCGTCAGGTGCGATGACTGAAGATGAAGTGGAGGCTATGGTTAAGCTGGGATCAACCGCAGCCGGAGTCCGCGCACTGAACAAGATCCGCGAGTCATACGGTGAGCGCACAATCCCTGATGTAACGGTCCAGGAGTCAAACCAGTACACCCGGGCCGAGCTTGATGCGATGGTTGGTGATCCACGATACAAGACAGATCCCGCCTATCGGGAGAAGGTCGAAGGTCTGTTCATGGAAATGTACGGATAACGTATCACCTGGGGGACTCATACGTCCCCCAATCTCTTTTCCCCTCTAGCTTTTTTGTTATATTCCAATCAACCGACAACTCTTCTTGAGCCGGTCACCTGATCAATGCGGCCCGCCTTGGACAACCGACACAGGTTTTACCCAAAAAATTTGTAACATGAGGAAAGGAAACAATGGCAGTTTCTATCAATAATGCCTTTGTCACCCTGTTTGACTCAGAGGTAAAACAAGCGTACCAGGGACAGCGTCTCCTGGCTGGTGTTACCCGCGAGCGTTCAGGTGTAGAAGGTTCGACAGTTAAGTTCCCTAAGATTGGTAAGGGTTCAGCAACTATCCGCGTTCCACAGACAGACGTCACTCCACTCAACGTCACTTACTCACAAGTGACTGCGACAATGGAAGACTACATTGCTGCGGAATACTCAGACATTTTTAACCAGCAGAAAGTCAACTTTGACGAGCGTCAAGAGCTTGTACAGGTTGTTTCAGGTGCTATCGCACGTCGTATGGACCAGGTGGTTCTCGATGCGTTGACAGCAGCGTCTTCTCCATCAACAGTTGCAAACACAGTTGTTTCTTCTGGGTCGCCAGCTGCTTCTGACTTAAACGTCGGTAAGTTGCGCGCTGCCAAGAAGGCGATGGATGCAAAGAACGTACCAGCTGAAGGCCGTACTATTCTTGTTCACGCGAACAGCTTGTCTTCACTCTTGAGTGAGACGCAAGTAACTTCATCTGACTTCAACACTGTTAAGGCGTTGGTCACTGGTGAAGTGGACACGTTCCTTGGCTTCAAGTTCATCACTCTTGGTGATCGTGACGAAGGCGGCTTGGCAATCGACGGTTCTTCTGACCGTACATTGTTCGCTTTCCACCGCGACGCACTTGGCCTTGGTGTTGGCATGAACCAGACATCTCGCGTTGACTACATCCCTGAGAAAACTTCTTTCTTGGTTGCGTCAATGTTCTCAGCTGGTGCGGTAGCGATCGATGACGAAGGTATCGTCCAGATCACTTGCCGTGAATCATAAGGAGGCTTGAACAATGGCATACTCAATCACAGGCTTACAGCCTATCGGCGGTCAAGCAAAAGCTGGTAACGCACCACAAATGTGGTCTTACACTTCAGCTGACGCTATCGCAACAGTCAACACAACTGGCTACTTCAATGATGCAGCCGACGTGTTGAAAGTTGGTGACCTGATCTATGTGTATGACTCAGCAACTCCAACAGCATCGCTTGTTGTTGTGTTGTCAAACACTGGAACAGTCGTTGACGTATCTGATGGCACTGCGCTGTCAGTTGCAGACGCTGACTAATCGAATCGGCTCCCCTCCAGGGGAGCCTTTTCTACATGAGGTGATACATGGCATCTGGTGATACCAAACTGTCCATCTGTTCGGACGCATTGATTCTACTGGGGGCATCGCCTCTTTCGTCGTTTTCTGAAGGCACTGACGCAGCTCAGATCTGCGACCGCCTATACGACGACCTCAAGGATTCCATCATC